ATGACTGATACTACTACGCTTCGTTCCATCATTGCCAACTCTGGGCTAAAGTATAAAGCCATTGCGGAGATTATGGGCATTACACCGTATTCTTTGCAGATGAAAATTGACAATGAAACCGAGTTTAAGGCGAGCGAGATTGACACTCTTGCCAACGCTCTCGGCATGGACATGCAGCAGCGTGATGCCATCTTTTTTTGCAGAAAAAGTGGAATTTAATTACACAGCTCAAGCTTTGTTTAGGAGGTGAAGAAGATGACGCAAAACAATGAAAAGTCCGTGGTCAATATCACGGTCAACATTGCAGGCGTTCAGGAAGCCAACCAGCTCGTTGAACGCCTGTGTGAAAAAATAAAAGAAGCCAGGACGCTGGCAGGCGACCTGACTTCTCTTGTGGAATCACTTGAAGTTAATATTCATCGTTAATTCCACCGGATTCCGACAAACCGGACAGTAGCATTTTCCGGGCATCACGTTGATTTTCGCATGGCAGTGCGGGCATTCAACCTGATAGACCCCGCGCATAACTTTGTCCGTGGCTGCCTATTTTACTTTATTCTCGATGGCAGCCTTGTCAATGTTGATTTTGAAGTCCATATCCATTTTATCACCTCCTTCCTGTTTTCCCCATTTTACCGCAGGAGCGAGGTGCACACAAGGAGGTGAACCACATGGACAACAACAAAAAGCCCAGCCGCAAGCGCGACTGGACTCCTAGGACAACAACCAAAATTCTGATTGCTACGATTTGTATGCAGCTTGTCACCCTCGTCGCTCTGATTATCCGAATCGTCCGGGATTTCATCTGACAATCGCGATGATGGCCGCGACCATAGAGACAAAAGCGATCAGCAGCGACGCAACAGTGAGCCAGCGGTTCACTCGGTTTTCTTTCGCCTGCTCTTTCTGGTCGGCCTTGTACTGTTCCACAAACTTGTGCAAATCCTCAGACGAGCGAAGCTGTGCATTCTCTACGATGTGCTTCGAGCCTTGAGATGCCGCCACGGTTTTAGCCATATTGAGGTTTTCATCAAAGAGTGCCCGGCTGGCATCAAGGATTTTATCATTCATTTCCGTCATTATTCTCACCTCCCTTCTGCCTCTCTATTCTACCGCAGAAGGGAGCCACCCACAAGGAGGCACATATTCACCATGAACGACATCATCTTATCCACCCAGAACGGCGAACCGGTGGCATCCAGCCGGGACGTTGCCAAGCGGTTTGGCAAGGAGCACAAGCACGTTCTGGCCGCTATCCGTCAGATTTTAGTGGCCGAAAATTCGGCTACTAAATTCTTCCACGAGGGCACGTTTGAATATCGTGGGCAGAAGTTCCCGGAATACCTGATGAACCGGGACGGCTTTTCCCTGCTGGCCATGGGCTTTACCGGCAAGGAGGCGGTGCAGTGGAAGCTGAAGTACATTGCCGCGTTCAATGCAATGGATAAGCAGCTGGCGCAACGCCCGCAGCTTTCCCGCGCGGAGCTGATGGCACAGGCCCTTATTGCTGCCCACGACGAGCTGGAACACAAGGACGCTCAGATTGCAGAGCTGACCCCGAAGGGCATCTTTGCGGATGCTGTAAGCGCCAGCAAGAAGAGCATCCTTGTAGGTGAGCTGGCAAAACTGCTGTGCCAGAACGGCGTGCAGATCGGGCAGAACCGGCTGTTCAGTTGGATGCGTGAGCACGGCTATCTGATCCGCGACCCCAAGCGCAGCGACTATAATATGCCCACCCAGCGGGCCGTGGAAATGTGCCTGTTTGAGATCAAGGAGACCACCGTGGTGCACTCCGATGGACACACCAGCATCAGCAAGACCCCGAAGGTGACGGGAAGGGGACAAATTCACTTTGTGAACCAGTTCCTGAATGGCCGGGCAAAGCGGCTGGAAGCGTGAAAGAAGGTGATAATTTGAAGGTAAACATGAAAAAAATTGAATCCCTGATGATTTTACAGGGAGTAAATGTCACTGAGCTGATGCAGGCTGCTGGCCTTGAGCGGGCCACCTACTACTACATCAAAAAGAAGGGCGGCGCCAGCCCCCGGACGCTCAAGGCCATTGCCGACACGCTGAACGTTGACCCCCGCGAGCTTTTGAGCGAGCAGGAGAAGGAGCAGCGTCTTGGCAAGGAGACCGCCTGATGAACGGGCGGAACAAATACTGGCGGGAAGCCCGCTGGGACAAGAACCAGCCTGCACGGCTGGCACACATCAAAGAAAAGAGGTCGAAAAAGCATGATGAAGGTCGTACAGGGCACCTTCCGGCAGATTCCGTACTGGAAGCTGCGGGGGCGGTTCCACAGCTGCGGCTACCGCGATTAGGAAGTCGCTGAACATAGCGGCATTGGCCGGTACACTATGAGCGCCCGGATGAACGGGCACCAGCCGTGGACAAGTAAAGAGATCGTAGCAATTTGTGAACTGTTGGACATCCGGCAGGACGAAATCGGGGAGCTGTTCTTCCCTACTGTTGAGAAAGGAGAATCCGCATGAACGCAAAACTTTACATCGACAGCGAAGCATCCACCATCCGAGCCGAAGGCAACGTCACGGAAGTGCTTGACTGTCTGGCCTCTGCAACCGCTCAGATTCTGAACGCCTATTTCCCCACTAGGAACGACATGCGCCTGGCAGGTGTCGCAACGCTTACCTACAAGACAATTGATGCCCTTGCTTATACGGAACCTGAAAAGGAGGACACCGATGAAGATTAAATCTGGCGTATGGTACTGGCTGGCAATGGCCTGCTTTGTGGTGGGCCTGCTGTACGGCATAGGCGTTGAGGGCACTGCCCAGGCACTGGGCACCGTCTCGGACGGCGCGTTCGTCACGGCCATGGTGCTGATCCTGCTGGCGGTGTTTTTTGCCCGGCTGGGCTTTGCCGCTGAAGCCGAGGAAAACCGCCGCAAGAGCCGCCATGGCAAGATCAAGCGCGCCCATGCCCGCAACCCGGAGTATCCGGAGAATCAGGAGCGCGGAGCATGACAAAAGAAGAACGCGCGCTGGCAGCCGCACGGACGCTCCGTGACTTCTGCGGGGAGTGGGATTGCACTGTCTGTCCTTTCTTGATAGAGGACTCTCTCTTGGCAGAGGACTTTCAGTGTCGCTTGTCTGTACAATCTCCTGCATACTGGAAAATCCCAAACAAAAAGCCCTCCGGTGTTACCAGCACCGGAGAGCCTGCAAAGGGTTGATGGATTTTACAGGTCACATCAACCCGAAGATAACACATTTTCGGAGGTTTTACAAGATGGAAAAAAATTATGTTGAGATTCAGGGCCGCTTTTCCAGTGACGGCAGGTTTGTGGGCGGGAACTATATCCCGGAAGTCATCGACAAGCTGATGAACGACGTCTATTCTACCCTCGGTCAAGCAGGAAGCCTGTACCGCTTGCGCGTCACGGTCGAGGTCGAAGATCTGGGTGCCGAGGTCAAGTTCGGGAAGCCTGCAAGCGAAACGCAGCACTCCCCTGCTCTGCAGCGTTTGACCGCTGGAAAGCCGATTCCCGCACCGGACGTCTCCCCTGCCGCCATTGACCCGGCACCTGAGGTGGTAGCATGAACCCGATGTATGATCTCGCCCTTGACGGCTACGGCCCGGCACTTGAGCCGCCGGACGACTACTATTTCCTGCCGCAAAGGGCAGAACAGACCGAAGATCAGGAGGATGAAGAGTAATGGAAAGCACAAGCATTTACGCCGCTCTGGCCGCTGTGCAGAGCGAACTCAAGGCCCCTAAAGGGCAGATGAACACCTTCGGCGGGTACAGGTATCGTTCCTGTGAGGACATTTTGGAAGCAGTGAAGCCTATTCTCAAGGCTCATGACCTGCTGCTTACGCTCTCCGATGAACCGAAGGTTCTTGAGGGGTGGCACTACATCGAAGCCACTGCAAAATTGGAATCTCTGGATGGTGGCTGCATTTCCGTGAAGGCATACGCAAGAGAGCCGGAGCAAAAAACCAAGATGGACGCTGCACAGGTGACTGGAACATCCAGCAGCTACGCCCGCAAGTATGCCCTGAACGGCCTGTTCTGCATCGACGATACCAAGGATGCCGACACGGACGAGTATCATGCGACAGAAGGTCGAAACCCCGCAGGTGTGAACAAGCCGCAGAAGCAGCCTGCTCCGAAGCGTGAAGCTCCTGCTACGAAGCAGCAGCCCGCACAGGAACAGCCCTTTATCTGCGCCTGCTGCGGCAAACCACTTCAGCCGGTGTCTTATAAGAACCGCACCGTTGAACCGGCAGAGACCGCCGCAAGCACCAAGAAGAAGTTTGGACGCATCCTGTGCTTGACGTGTGCCAAGAAGCAGCCGAAGGAGGGCTGATCTATGCTGAACACGATTGCAATTATGGGCCGCCTGACCCACACCCCGGAACTCCGCACCACCACAAGCGGCAAGGAGGTCTGCTCTTTTGATATCGCCTGCGAACGCAGCTATTCTGCCAATGGCCAGCGCGAGACGGATTTCTTGCCCTGCGTTGCATGGGGCAAGGCGGCGCAGTTCGTGTCCCAGTATTTCGACAAGGGCAGCATGATCGCCGTCAATGGCAGCTTGCAGACCCGGAAATATCAGGACAAGCAGGGCAACAACCGCACTGCCTATGAGATTCAGGTGCGTGAGGTCAGCTTTTGCGGCTCGAAAGCCCCTGACAGCACGTCTACACGGGGGTTCGATGAACAGACGGAAAGTTATGCCCGCGAAGCTAGAAACGCTCAGAGCGCCCAGCAGGCGGCTGAGACCGGCACGGACGATTTTGCCGTTATCAACGACGATGAAGATTTGCCGTTCTGAGCGGAAGAAACGAGGGAGAGAAAAATGCCAGCAAAAAGAAATATTATGCCGGAAGAGGTGCGAAATGCAAAGCTTCTTCTCAGTAAGGGCCTGTCAGATGCAGAGGTCGCATCCATTATCGGTCGTTCCGTATCGGCAGTTGTCAATATCCGCAACGGTGCATATGACTTCATTCTTGCGGATGTACCGAATGATACCCCGGATGATAGCCGGGTTTACATCCTGCTGAAATCTATCGACAGCCGCCTGTACCAGCAGAACGAGGACATGAAGAAGGCCATTGACCAGCTGGTGGGCCTGAACAGTGCCCTTGTTGAGCTTCAGAACGAGATCAAGGTGTGCAGCTCCTGCATGACGGCAATGCTGGATGCCCTGAACGAACTCAAGAGCAAGAACAGCCCGCAGGCTGAACCGGAAGCCACCCCTACGAAGTATCCGGGCAAGGATTTTGCGAACTGGGGAGAGGTTATTCGCCGTGTTGAGGTCTACGGTGACAAGTTCATTGCGGACAACCTGCGCGGAACCAAGGCCAGTCTGGACGGCGTTACGCTGTATCTGGCCTGCACCCCCAGCACGAAGAAGTTCCTCAAAAGCAGCGCTGTTGCGATCCCCCGCATTAAACAGCAGTGCCGGAACGTCATCGGCTACGGCGTTGAGGTTAAGATCATTGACCTGTAAATCGCACATAATCGCAAACATCGCAAATGCGACATATGCGAGAAAGGGGGTGTATCATGGCGAAGAAGTTAAAATCGGTTATCCTTTTCTCCGAATGGAAACGATCACTTGTGAGATTGTCTTTGGAACAAAAGGGAATGCTCTTGGATGCTCTTTTAGACTATCCTGATAAAGGAGACCCAGCTTTTGACGACCCGCTGCTTGATACTGTATGGCTTTTTATTGGAAACACGCTTTCCGAAAACGAACGAAAGTACGAAGAAACCAGCAAAAAGCGAAGCGAAGCCGGGAAGCGTGGAAATAAAAAGCGATGGGGTGCGACAGATGACATCGCAAACATCGCTATATCTAAATCTATATCTAAATCTATATCTAAATCTACAGATACTAAAGTATCTGATAGTAGTAGCGCTGAAGCGCTACCCCCTACCCCCAAAAGCAGGTTTTCACCGCCTGATGTTGAAACGGTGAAAAGTTACTTTGCGGAGAAGGGTGGCACAGAAGCGCAGGCTATTCGGTTCCATGCCTATTACGAATCCAACGGCTGGAAAGTGGGCCGGAATCCCATGAAGAACTGGAAGGCAGCAGCATCCGGGTGGATATCCCGTGATAGGGATGAAGCAAAAAAGGCGAATGCCCCGCGCAACCGGGCGTTCATGGCAAGCCGCCCGGCAGAGGAAGCCGAAAATGCAAAGAATTTTCTGGCAGACGCAGCCCGGCGAAGGCCATTAAAAAAGCAATAGCCGCTACATATGCGCTCAGGCCGGCACACGCAGCCCTCTGAGCATGGTTTTAGGGTAAACCGGCAAAGTTATACTACAAAACGCAAAACGCCGTTCAGGGCCGTTTCTCGTGCTCTGAACGCATGGAGGTAAAAAGCACTATGAACCTGTATGAGATCAACTCGCAGATTTTGGACTGCATCGATCAGGAGACCGGCGAGGTTATGGACATCGATTGGCTGGAAAAGCTGAACATGGCAAAGGCCGAGAAGGTAGACAACATCGCCTGCTGGGTAAAGAATCTCGAAGCCGATGTTGCGGCCTTTGAAGCGCAGGAAAAGGCTTTTGCTGACCGCAAGGCAGCCGCAAAGCGCAAGATCGACAGTCTCAAGCACTATCTGACCGATGCTTTGGGTGGGCAGAACTTCAGCAGTGACCGGTGCGCGGTGAGCTTTCGCCGCAGCAAGGCGGTCAGCGTGCTGGATGAAGCTGCTGTTCCTGCTGAGTACATGACCGAGAAGACCACCCGCACACCCAACAAGACGGCCATTGCGGCCTTGCTCAAGACAGGCACGGCAGTGCCCGGCTGTGAGCTGGTTGAGCGCGTGAACCCGTCTGTGAAGTGATGGGGGGGAAGGATCGCAGGCCGATATCACCGCTGCCCCCCGTGAAGCTGCAAGGCTGCGGGCAAGCGAACTGACAAGGAAGGAGATTGAAAAATGAGCGATAAAAGATTGATTGACGCGAACGCTTTGCACAAGCGCATTGAAATGAACCTTCGTGCAAGCAATCCGTTCACTATTGAAGAATGCTGCTATAAGGATGCCCTGAACAGCGTGGACGACGCTCCCACCATTGACCCGGAAACACTGCAGCCGACATGGCGCAACCCTGAAACGGACCCGCCCAAGGTCGAAACCGAAGTGCTGATTTTGTACCGCAACGATATTGACGGATACAGTATTACGACAGCGCACTATGAAGACGGGAGCGTTTTTTTACAAGATAGCGTATGGTATTGGGAAGATCTTCCCGATTGGGGGACATACGACGAGGAGCGGGACGACTACAAAATCCCGAAAGGCTGGTGGGAATACCGCCATTTCAACCCGGACGACGTTTACAACAACAAGATAGACCGCCCCGTGGTAGGCTGGATGCCGCTGCCGCCGGAGGAGATTACAAAATGAGCGAAAAGCACACAACCATCCGCAATGAATTTTACAAGTGCCGCGGCTGCGGCCAGGTTGTTACGTTTTCCGATGAGCGGGAAACCATGCTTGTGATAAATGGGGCAACCGTAAAGGTAAACCTTGACAGCGGAAAGACAGAAAAACGAGTTTACGCCATTTTTGCCGGTTGTGACCAAGGAAGGGTCTATCTTCTCCATCGTTGCGACCGTTCCCGTGTTTGCGTATGTGACTTTATCGGATTTGAGGTGCAAGAAGATGGCAATCAATAAAAAGATCCGCGAGGCGGTATACAAGAAGTACGGCGGCCGCTGCGCGTATTGCGGTAGGGCGATTGCCTACAAGGATATGCAGGTCGATCATTTCCGGCCGCTGCGGGTATGGAATGAAGCAGACGGCGCTGCAGATGACATTTCAAACCTTATGCCCGCCTGCCGGATGTGCAACCACTACAAGCGCGCAAACTCCCTGGAAGTATTTCGCCGGTGTATTGCCGAGATTCCCCGCAAGCTGCGTGATAACTATATTTATAAAATTGGCGTAGCTTACAGGAATATTATTGAAAACGAAAAGCCGATTAAGTTTTTCTTCGAAACTGAGGAGGCGAAGACCAACCCTGAATATACTATTACGAGTCCGGAGGAAATGGCTCGTTATTTGATGGGGTTTTGCCGTTGCCGTTTGGCGACCGGAAATGGTTGCCCAGGTTGCCCGTTCGATAAGCCGACCAGTAACGATGGCGATGGAGAATGCCGTCTCGGTGTTCCTTCCGACTGGGACTTTTGAGGAGGAGAAGTGAAGCATGAAAACCGAAAAGAGAATGATCTGCTTTATCGTGTCAGCAGCATTGCTGATTGTGACGCTGTGGTTTACATCCTGCAGTTCGACATCTGCTAATGTTGAAACTAAAACTGAAACTGAAACTGATGACCACCCCTGCTACCATGTTACAGTTTATTCCCCGGAAATCGAAAAAGTGGGCTATGCCGGTAGGCGTAAGCCGAAGTACACCATCACCGTGGACAGCTTTGGTGAGCTGGTGCCAGACCCGAAACTTTCTTCCGAGCGAGAGTACCAGCTCCTGCAAATCCCTCTTGGAGATGGCCGCTTTGAGTTGGTATCCACCTCGTTGGTGGAAATCGAGTATTACTGAAGGGAGAGGTGTGAGCATGAAAGCTGTGCTTTTGAGCATCCGGCCGGAATGGTGCAAGTTTATTTGGACCGGGATGAAAACCGTAGAGGTGCGTAAGACCCGCCCGACGCTGGAAACACCGTTCAAGGCGTACATCTACTGCACCGGTCACGATGGCTGGGTTATGAAGTCGCCCAAGGCTGGCGTGCAGAAAATGGACAGCAGAGTGATCGGCGAGTTCACCTGTGACAAAATCGACAGGCTCGTCCACGTCGGAACGATGATGGACATAAACATTTTGACATCGGACGGGTGGTATAAACCAGCTGGCGAACTGCTTCAAGCTGCCTGTTTGACCGAAGAAACCGCTAAAAAATATCTGCAAGGTCATAATGGCTATGGCTGGCATATTTCCGACTTGAAAATTTATAATCAGCCGAAAGACATCATGTGCTTTCACCGTGCTGTCGAGGAAAACGAACTGTGGTGCAAGAAATGCGCAATTGGCAAGAAGAAAGATGTACACTGCGCATTTTGCTATGGACTGGACGGCCTTAGACTCCGTCGTCCGCCCCAAAGCTGGTGCTATGTGGAGGAATTGAGCAATGAATAACCGAAGAACGGCGGCCAGTATTCGCCGCAGCTATACCGGTGCAAGAAGCCGCGCAGAGGGCGCTGGCTTTGAAAGCATCATTGACAATGCCTGCGCCTATTACAGATCCATCGGCCTTGCAGACATCGAAAAGACCCCGGAACCGATGCGTCCGATCGGAAGCCCAGACCGTGCTGGCCGGTTCCTTGCCTGCTACACGAAACAGGCCCAGCCGGACTACAAAGGCATTCTCAAAGGCGGAAGAGCCATCAATTTTGAAGCAAAGCACACAGATAGCGATCGAATGACCTTTGACCGCGTATTGACTGCACAAGCGCTCCGTCTGAGCCGCACAGAAGCCCTAGGCGGCATTGCCTTTGTCCTCTGTTCTTTCAGCGGCAGATGCTTCTACCTCGTTCCGTGGGCCGTTTGGCGCGACATGAAGAGCCTGTTTGGCCGAAAGTACATAATCCCTGCGGATTTGGCAGAGTACCGCGTCCCGTTCGCAGCGCCCGGAGTGTTGCTATTTTTGGAGGGAGTAAAGGAGAAAAAAGATGATCTTCACATGTGCACCTGAAAATGAAAAGCGAGACGGTGTAGACTACCGCGATGTCAAGGCATGGTTTCAACAGTGCAGGGACTACAAGATAGACGTGGATAGGCAACTTGAACGTATTCACAGGATCTATGGCAGTGCTACAAAGATTACGCAGAACCTTTCCGGTATGCCTACTGCGTCAGGAAACGGAGACAAAATCGGTAATGCTGCTGTGGATATCATTGAGGAGCAGACGCGGTACCGGGAGATGGTGAAGCGGCTGACAGCGTTGCAGAACGAGGCAACAAAGCGGGCATATTGCCTTGTCGTTGCCACAGAGTGCGCAAATGCGATCGTAGATTTTTACGTTAATGGAAAAACGCAGGATCAGATTGCCGATGAAACCGGGGTTTCCGGTGTTGATATTGTCCGGAAGCGTATTAACCGGGGTTGCAAAGCTCTTGCAGAGATCTGGCTAGACTTCAGCACTGTATGAATTGTACAAATTGCACAGAAAAACACCGTTTATTTTGTGATGTCCCGGCACTCCCGAAACGGGGTGCAGTAAGGTAAAATCAGTACAAGCGGAACCGCGCACAGCGGAGCGCCGCTTCTACGCAGTCTCCGAAACGAACCTCCATGATAATTTCCTCCTTTTGGCTTTGCAGGCATTTTTCTCTCTTCCGTTTCGCGGACTGCTTCTATGCGATACACTGAAACAAAGGCAGCCTGCCGCTCATGAGAGACAGGAGGCGGTTCGATTCCGCCGTATCGCACCGTATGGCGCATGGACTAGACAACCCGAAAGGCCGCACGTGCAACCTCCCGTGCCAAGAAAAGGCCTTAGAATCCTTGCCAAGGTGTAGCTTTCCTGACAGGATGTGCGCCAACCAACAGCCCCGGCGGCGAACCGGAGCTGTTTTTATATGGCCGCCTGAGCGCAGTTTGGAGCGCGGCGCGTGTGTGTAGACACGGCTGGTTCGATTCCAAGGGCGGCTTTTATACTCCGGTAGCTCAAGCGGTAGAGCGGCGGTCTCCAAAACCGCATGTTGCAGGTTCGAGCCCTGCCGGGAGTGCTTGCGTGCCCTATGAGGGGGCGGCGCAATAGCGGGGCATCTGGCCGCGAAAGTTCCAGATGCAGCAGCACCCGCCCGTTTTACGCCTGTCCGTCAAACTGAATGCATGGGTGCTGCTTATTTTTTTGATATCTTTGCCGTTCGGTTTTCCGGGCGGCTTTTTATTTGGAGAAAAAAGATGATTCAGAAAGAACTGCTGAAAATGCCGGTCTCCGATCTGGTACCGTATGAGAACAACCCTCGCGTCATCTCACCGGAAGCCGTGAACGCCTGCGCGGAAAGCATGCGCCAGTGCACCGCGCTGGACCCCATCGAGGTGGACGAGAATAACGTCATCCTCAGCGGACACACCCGCCGCCTCGCTCTGATGCAGCTCCATGTGGAAACCGCCGATGTGGTGCGCTACACCGGTCTGACCGAGGAGCAGAAACAGAAGTACCGCATCCTTGCCAACAAGACCGGCGAAATGACCGGCTGGGACTTTTCCAAGCTGGAACAGGAACTTGCCGAGGTTGATTTCGGAGATTTCGACTTCAATTTCGACAGCGAGGCCCCGGACGATATCTTTGACGATTCGACCGACCTTCGCAGCAGCTATGACGAGCCGCACGATGACAAGCTGATCTGCCCCTGCTGCGGCCACATCGACCTGAAAGCCAAGTTCAAAAAATTTGAAGGAGTCGCTGGAGATGAACAAAACGGTGAGGATTGAAAATATTTCTCAGCTCCTTGGAAAACAACAACGCTCGTCTGGATGAACTGGGGTCGATGCACTATAACCTGATGTCCTACTACTACATCCCGAAGAACCCCAAAAGAGCACTGGGCATCATCGAGCAGAGCGAGCGCATCATGATAGATTCCGGTGCGCACACCTTCCAGAAGGGCAAGACAAAACTCAACTGGGAAGAATACACGGAATCCTATGCGCGTTTCATTCGTGAAAATGACTGTAATAAAATCGTTGGTTACTTTGAGATGGACGTGGACAAGGTCATCGGCCTTGAGCGCGTCATAAAGCTGCGTAGACGGCTGGAACAGGAAACGGACAAGATTATTCCTGTCTGGCACAAAGGGCGCGGAATAGAAAACTTCTACCGGATGTGCGAAGAGTACAACGGCAGGGTCGTTGCAATTACTGGGTTCAAAAATGAGGACATCAAAGATGACCAGTATGCGCAATTCTTGAAGATAGCGTGGCAGCACAACTGCCGTGTTCACTGTCTGGGCATGACCCGGAAGGACATCTTGAAGAAGGTTCCCTTTGACTATGTGGATAGTTCCAGCTGGACGCAGGGCGTTCTATATGGCCGTTTGGGAAGCCGAAAGCTGAAAAACGAAGATACTGCCGAGAAGCGCACTATCATGCGGCAACGGCAGTGGGAAGCTGCATATAAGGAGGCAATGAAGATGCAGGAATACTACGAACGTTACTGGTTTACTGCAACCACCCGACTGAAAAATTCTCTGGGGGGGGGGTACTGATTATGCTGCACAGTAAAATCAAGCCCTTTATCTATGCCGCCATGACTGCGGCCATCTATTATGTCCTGTGCGTGGCTATCGCGCCCCTGAGTTATGGACAGATTCAGTGCAGGATTTCCGAGGTTATCCTGCTGTTCTGTATGCACAACACGTTCGCAGTCTATGGCTACACCCTCGGATGCGCACTGGCAAACCTGACCTCCCCGCTGGGCATCCTTGATGTCATTGTCGGTTCTCTGGCAAATCTGATTGTCGGTTCCTTCGCTCGCAAGTGCGGCAAGGCGCTGCCGACTGTCCTGTTTGGCGCTGTGTTCAACGGTATCGTAGTAGGCGCAGAGCTGTCCATCGTGTACGGTTCTCCGTTCCTGCTGAATGCTGTGTGCGTGGCAGCGGGCGAGGCTGTTTCTCTTTTGGTGGGCGCTCTGCTGTACCATCTGGTGGGCAAGCGCCTTGAAAGCATTTGGAGGTGAGTTGCGATTGGCCGCAAAGGTAAGTTTGAGCAGTGGTTAGAGCCGGAAGGTCTGGCACTGCTTCGCGGATGGGCAAAAGACGGCCTGAAAGACAAGCAGATTGCCGAGAATATAGGCTGCTCAATATCGACCCTCTGCGAATGGAAAAACCGATTTCCTGAATTTTCGGAAGCACTAAAAAAGGGCCGGGACGTTGCGGACTACATCGTGGAGAATGAGCTATTCCAGAGCTGCCAGACGCGCACTGTGACGGTCAAGAAGCCCGTCAAGGTCAAGACCGTAAAGGTAGACGGCAAGAAACGGCTGGAAGAAGAACGCATTGAGTATGCGGAGGAAGAGGTCGTTGTCCCGGCCAACACCACGGCACAGATATTCTACCTGAAGAACCGGAAGCCGGACAAATGGAAGGACAAGCCAGTGGAGAGTGCTGCGGAGGCCAAGAACAACGAGATGCAGACCCTTGCTGATCTGCTGCAGCACCCTGTGCCAGACCGTGACATCAAGGACTTTGAGACATGAACATACCTGCACCTTTTTCACAAAACCAGATGCGTTTCTTCTGGAACTGCTTCGACCACTGGTTCAATGTGGCTGAGGGCGGCAAACGCGGCGGCAAGAACGTGCTTATTACTATGGCCTACTGCACCATTCTGGAAAAGCATCCCAGCAGAATACACCTCATTGCGGGCGTATCCACTGCGACGGCCAGGCTGAACATTCTGGACTGTGACGGCTTCGGCCTGAAAAACTATTTTGAGGGCCGCTGCCGTGAGGGCACCTACCAGAACCGCGACTGTCTGTACATCCAGACTGCCACCGGCGAAAAGGTGGTGCTGGTGTCTGGTGGCGGCAAAGCCGGTGACGAAAAGCTCATCAAGGGCAACACCTACGGCACCGCGTACATCACCGAAGCCAATGAATGCAGCGAAACTTTCATCAAGGAAGTATTCGATCGTACCCTGTCCAGCCCTGACAGAAAGGTATTTCACGACCTGAATCCCAAGGCGGAGGGGCACTGGTACTACGAAAGTATTCTGAACCTGCACGAAAAGAAGCAGACGGAGAACCCAAAATACGGCTTTAACTACGGACATTTCACCATTGCCGATAATATGAGCATCTCAGATGAGCAGCTCCGGGCCGTGCTTGCAACCTACGACCGCAGCACGGTCTGGTATGCCCGTGACATCCTTGGCAAAAGGAAAGCTGCCGAGGGCCTTGTATACCCTTTCTTCTCCGCCGGGCAGGACACCTACCTTTTTCACGGTGATACTTCCCACATCGATGGGCAGTTTTACGTTTCCATCGACTACGGCACCCACAACCCCTGCAGCATGGGCCTGTGGGTCATTCATGATGGCAAGGCCCTGCGCATCAAGGAAAGCTATTTTGACAGCCGTGCCGAGCGTGTGCAGCGCACGGACGAAGAGCACTATGCCGAGCTGGAACGCCTGACCAAGGGCTATTACATACAGGCGGTGGTGGTTGACCCGTCCGCCGCTTCATTCATCGAGACCATCCGGCGGCACGGAAAGTATCTGGTGATCCCCGCTGATAACGATGTGCTGAACGGCATCCGCTGCGTGGCATCCCTGATGCAGGCTGGGCTTGTGACTATCCACGAAAGCTGCACGGCATCCCGCCGGGAGTTCGGCCTGTACTCGTGGGATGACAAAGCCAAAGAGGACCGCGTCGTGAAGGAGAACGACCACGCCATGGACGACATCCGCTATTTCTGCTATACGATACTGGCCCCGCTGATCCGCTGGGCAGACTGGAGACGAAAATAATGTTTGATAGACTGCTTTTCTGGCTGCGGGAGAAAGCGCGGCTGCTGTTCGGTGAAAATACCACCGTCAGCGCCAGCGTGTCCTACAGCATGGAGAATGCGATCATCCTGTGGGCGCAGATGTACGATACCGGCGGTCCGTGGTGCCACGGCGGCAAGAACGCCCTGCACAGCCTGAAGCTGGCCCAGAGTGTTGCATCAGAGCTGGCCCGTCTGACCACGCTTGAAATGGAATGCATTGTTTCCGGCAGTGCCCGCGCCGACAGCATCAACACCATGCTGCGGCCTTTCATTGCAGATCTGCGCACCCCGGTGGAATACGGCTGCGCGCTGGGCGGCATCCTGTTCCGGCCCTTCCTCGATGCACAGGGACGCATCCAGATCGATGCTGTGCAGGGTGACTGCTTCTGCCCTACCCGCTTTGATAGCTCTGGCCGCATGACCGGGGCTATTTTTTATGACCATCTGGTGCGCGGCAACCGCATTTATACCCGTCTGGAAGATCACGAGTTTTCCGGCAGCACGCACAGCATCACGGTCAAGGCATTCCGCTCCATGACCAGTACAGATCTCGGCATCGAGGTCCCGTTGACCGATGTGCCGGAGTGGGCTGCCATTGCCCCGCACACAGAGTTCACCGGCGTGGATCGCCCGCTTTGGGGCTATTTCAGAGTGTCCAGCGGCAACGCAGAAGACCGGCACTCCCCGCTGGGCGTAAGTGTCTATGCCGCTGCTGTTGACACCATCCATGATGCTGATGAACAATATGGCCGCCTGCTGTGGGAGTATGACGGCGGGCAGCTGGCCCTTGACGTTGACCAGACCGCCCTGCGACCCGACATCAACGGCGAGAGCGTTATGCCGCAGCGTGAGCAGCGCCTTTACCGCAACTGGCTGAACGGCAGTTCCGGGGCCAATGGCCGGAACCTCTACGAGGTGTTTGCCCCTGCCCTGCGCGATGAAAGTTATCGTCGGGGGATGGATGCCATGCTCAAGCGGGTGGAGTTCCAGTGCGGCCTTGCCTACGGCACCCTGTCCGACCCGCAGAACGTGGACAAGACCGCCGAGGAGATCAGGAGCAGCAAGCAGCGCAGCTACACTACCGTCAAGGATCTGCAGCGGGCGCTGGGCAATGCGCTGACTGATCTGGTATACTCCATCAGCAAGCTGCTGGATGCCCAGTGGAACAGCGGCGCAGCCGTTTCCCCGCCGGGCGACTGCAACGTGACCTTTGACTTTGACGACAGTATCATCTCCGACCCCAAGGAGCGCAAGCAGATGTATTGGGGCTACGTTACCGCAGGCAAGTTCCCGTTCTGCCGGTATCTCGCTGCCCGGTACAGCCTGAGCGAGGACGAGGCCCACCAGTGGACGGCAGAGGCCAAGGCGGACAGCCACACTGACGAAGCCCTCACCTTCGGGGGTGCCTGATGCTGCCGCCGAGCTATCTCGACCAGATGCCGGACGCCTTTGTGCAGCTCTGGCAGCAGGTCGAGGACGCGATCTTACAGGACGTTGCCCGGCGCATCGGCAAGATGGACGCCGTGACCCCCACCGCTAACTGGCAGCTGTGGCGCTACCAGCAGACCGAAGCGGTGCGCAACGACGTGGTGAAGCTGCTGGCGAAGTACACCGGCAAGAGCGAAACGGCCATCCGCAAGCTGCTTTTGCAGGCCGCCACCGAAGCCATGGAGCGGGAGGATGCGATCTATTACCACTACGACATGGAGCCGCCCCCTTTTGAAGAGAACGCCGCCCTGAACAACCTGCTGGATGCCGGCGCGCGGCAGACCTGCGGCACATGGCAGAACCTGACCGCCACCACGGCAAACACCGTCACAGGGGCCTTTGAACGCACACTGGACGCTGCATGGCTCAAAGTGGGCACCGGTGCCTTCGACTACAAAACCGCCGTCAAACAGGCCGTGGACAGCCTTGCAGACGACATGCCCATGGTCACCTATCCCAGCGGCCACACCGACAGCATCGAGGTGGCCGCACGGCGTGCCATCCTGACTGGCGTGAACCAGACGACTGGCAAGCTGCAGGTGGCCCGCATGGACGAAATGGGCTGCGAATTTGTGGAGACGACCGCCCACGGCGGTGCCCGTCCTTCTCATGCAGAATGGCAGGGACGGCGCTTCCATCGCGGTGGTGCGGTGGACTACAAGGGCAGGCACTACCCGGATTTTGAAGCCGCAACCGGCTACGGCACCGGCGCAGGCCTTTGCGGCTGGAACTGCCGACACCAGTTCTTTGCCTGCTTCCCGGAGCTGGGCGACCCGCCCCAATGGACGCAGGAGCAGCTGCGGGAGCTGAACGCCCGGGACATCGAGTGGAACGGCAAAAAGTACACCGCTTACGAGATATCCCAGATGCAGCGCGCCCGGGAGCGGAACGTCCGCCGCTGGAAAAAGCGGTATCTGGCCGAGGACGCCGCCGGGCTGGACACCACCGACAGCGCTGTGCGCCTGAAAGCCGCCCGCCAGAGCCTGAGTGATTTCACCAAGGCCACCGGCGGCAGAGTGGACAGCGCCCGTGTCAGCGTGCCGAAGTTTGGCCGGAGTGAAGCCAGTAGGGCAAGTGCAAAATCTCAGGCGCATCACACCGACTGGCTCAAGTCTATCAATGCGCAGAGTACCAGCCTGAATACCGTTGCAAAATATTATGATGCACGGTATAATAATACCGAAGAATATCGGTTGCTGATGCAATATGCCAACAGCGTAAAAAGTGGCTGGCTTTCGCCGCTTGCAGGTTTTGACCTGTACAAGAGTACGCACGAGCGCATCCAGACCGAGCTTGTGGGCAAGACTACTGCGGATGGTACTGTTATTACTGGACATACCGCCCATTTCATGGAGCGTATGTTCGGCACATTGGTCGACCCCGATAAGTTAAAATATGACCTTAAAATCATCCGGCGAAGCGGTGTTGGCTATGAAGCCATGCGTGATACCGTTTTGAATCCTGAGCGCATCAACCCTGTAAAAACGGATTCAAGAGGAAAGCGAAGCGTGCGCCTTATTGGCAAAGCAATCGTCACGATAAACCCAGACACGGGACAGCTGATTCAGCTGAATCCAAGGAGTGAGCAAAAATGACCTTTTGTTTTGAAGATTTAGATACTGATTCCAAGGAGTTTTTGAAGAAGCATGTTCCCAGCGCTGTAAACTGCAGGAGTCTGGACGAGCTTCTTTTGGAGCTTGATGATTTCATCACATCGACCTTTGACGAAAATGACGAGCCGACAGCTCTTTCTCGTGAGGGCGAAGCAGTGTACGACAGAATCTACTGTTGCACGCCGTAATTCATAACATCAACTGAACCACGATGCACACGCACCGTGGTTTTCTTTTGCCCATTTTTACAGAAAGGAACAAACCATGAAAAAGATTCTTCTCGCCCTTGCGCTGGCCGCATCCATTCTGCTGTGTGGCTGTTCCAGCGAAGCCGAAAAGGCCAACTACAACATCTCCAAGCAGGCTGATTACTTCGAGAGTGAGCGCAAGATCACCGTCTACAACGCCCGCACCGATAAGGTCATTATGGAAGCCGAGGGCTACATGTCCATCTCCAACAACTCAAACAATGAGCTTGTCTGCACGGTGAAAGTCGGCCCGGATTCCTACCGCAAGAACTACATCTATCTGAACGACTACACCATGTATGTGGTAGAGGACATCACCGGCACCCATACCGACCCCTACCACTACAAGCTCTATTTCCACACTGACATCCTGCCCAGTGTGGAGGTGAAGCCGTAAAAGTCATTCACGAAAATCCCCCATTTTAACCACTATGTGCCCAGAAAAAGGCTTCATAGTGGTTTTTTCATGCCGTTTTAGCTCATGTCGGAAGAGCGCCGGTCTCCAAAACCGGAAGCGGCAGGTTCGATCCCTGCAAACGGTGCCATGCGGAAGGCGGCGCGTACCCCGTCTTGTCCCGTGCGGAATGAGAACCGCGATACAAAACAGCAGGGACTTATCCACCCAACAGACAAAAGAAAGGAGCACATCGCAAGTGAAACGCGAAGATGTGAGCAAGATCATTCCGAGTATCACCTCGGACCAGCTGGACAGCATCATGAACCTGCACGGCGCGGATATCACGGCCAAGGTGAACGAGATCACCACCCTCAAAGCCGAGAAAACCACCCTGACCGAACAGCTGTCCACTGCAAACAGCAAACTGGAGGGCTACGACCCGGAGTGGAAGGCCAAGGCCGAGCAGGCTAAGACCGATGCTGCGGCTCAGGTCGCTGCCCTCGAAAAGGGCTACGCTCTGGAACGCAAGGCATCCGGCCTGAAGTTTTCCAGCGAGAGCGCCCGCAAGGCGTTCCTTACCGAGGCAAAGGCCCAGAATTTTGCCATGAAGGACGGCGAGATCATGGGCTTTGATGATTATGTCAAGGCTTTCAAAGAGAGTGATCCCAGTGCTATCTTGCCGGACGGCGGCATGGCACGTTTTTCCGCATCGGCGACCGGCGCACCCGGCCAGCCCGCAAACACACATGAGGCCGCAAATGCTGCATTCCGCGCAGCATTCGGCCAGAAAGGTTGATGATCTATGGCAATCGATTCTATTGCCCGCAGCAATGCGGAAGCCCTTATCCGCGAACAGCTGGTGAACACCATTCAGCAGGATGTTCCCAAAAGCTCCATCGTCATGCAGCTGGGCACCCGTCTGGCAAACATGACCTCTAACCAGACCAAGATCCCCGTGCTGTCCATGCTGCCGCTGGCCTACTGGGTCAACGGCGATACCGGCATGAAGCAGACCAGCAAGCAGCAGTGGGATAACGTGTACATGACCGCTGCAGAGCTGGCCGTCATTGTGCCTGTGCCTGAAGCCGTGCTGGCAGATTCCAGCTTCGACATCATGGGCGAGGTGCAGCCCCGCGTTCGTGAAGCCATGGGCGCAAAGATCGACAACGCCATCCTGTTCGGCGGCGAGCGCCCCACCGAGTGGACGACCGACATTCTGACCCTTGCGGCCAAGAACAAGGTGACCGGCCCCATTGACTACGCAAAGCTGCTGGGCAAAGACGGTCTGTTCTCCAAGGTTGAGGCTGGCGGCTTTGGTGTGGATGCCGTGGTCGGCGATCTGACCGCAAAGGCAGAACTGCGCGGCCTTGTGGATACCACGGGCCGTCCTCTGTTCCGTTCCGATATGCAGGGTGCAACCACCTACGCGCTGGACGGTGCCCCGATGTACTTCCCGGAGAACGGCGGCTTTGATGCTTCTAAGGCTCAGCTGATCGCAGGCAACTTCAAGAAGCTGGTGTACTCCATCCGTCAGGATGTCACCGTGAAGCTGCTGGATCAGGGCGTTATTCAGGACCCCACCACCAAGGAGATCGTTTACAACCTCGCCCAGCAGGATATGGTGGCCCTGCGTGTGGTCATGCGTATGGGCTGGGCACTGCCCAACCCTGCAACCCGCATGAACGCCGACCGCTCCAAAGTCCCGTTTGCATTCCTGACCGCCGCTGCCGTCGCAGCATAAGGAGGCCCCATGCTGTACTGTACCTACGACGAATACCTCACGGCGGGCGGCACGGTGCCGGAAACGGCGTTCGGCGTGCTGTGCAGCCGGGCTTCCCGCATGATCGATGCCGCCACCTTTGGCCGGGCGGAACACCACGCCGCAGGGTGCGAGGCCTGCCGGGAAGCATTGGCGGACGCCTGCGCCCAGATCGTCGGCCTGCTGGCCGCTGCGTCTGCGGCGGGCGCTGTGCCGGGCGCTGCCAGCGTCTCCAACGACGGTTACAGCGTCACCTTTGGCAGCAATGCCAGTGTGACCGCCGCCGCCCGGCGGGAAGCCTATGAGATCATCCGCACCGCGCTGGGCAGTGACCCGCACGGCCTGCTGTACAGGGGGATTCTGTGATGCAGACAGCCGTTACTGTGGTGAACCTCATCCACGACACTGCCACCGAGACGGACAGGCCGGTGTGCTGGGTGTTCGCCGGGTGCAGCTGGCGGGAATGCCGCTCCACCTCCGGCTCCGGCACCGCCAAGGACCCGGAGCGCACCACCCACATCCGCATCCCGGCCAGCGTGTGCACCATGGGCTATCTGCCCTATGCCCAGTGGGCGGCGCTGTCTGCGGCGGAAAAGGCCAAGCACTGGACCCTGAAACGCGGCTGGAAGCTGGTGCAGGGTGCAGTGCCTGCCTTGACCGAAGCCGAGTACGCCAAACTCGAAAAAACGCACCTGTGCTGCACAGCGGCGGCTGTCTCGGACGACCGGGAGCCGCTGCTGCCCCACTGGCACGTGGAAGGGAGCTGATCGCATGAGCGCACCGGTTTTTGATTTCAAGATCACGTTCCGGCCCGGCTTTCAGGCCGACATGGATGCGCGGTTCGCAAAGCTGCAGTTTGCCTTTTCGCAGAAAGTGGCGGCAACGGTAGACCCCTATGTACCCTTTGATACCGGCACGCTGAAGAACAGCGTGAATCAGGCATCCGACTTTAAGGAAGGTCTGCTGGTGTACAATACGCCCTATGCCCGCAGGCAGTATTATCTGCATGAACAGGGCAAGGGGCTGCACGGCGAAAACGGCCTGCGCGGCTCCTACTGGGGGCAGCGTGCCATCGCTGACCACAAGGACGAACTGGAAAAGTTCGCCCACGATGCCGCAAAGCAGTTTCTGGGAGGGAACAAATGAGCGAACCCGTAAAGCCCACCATTGCCGCCCTGCGGGCATGGCTCAAGACCTGCCCGCTGATCGCCGATGAGCAGGAAGCCACCGGCGCAGCATTCCGCATTGCCGGACTGGAAGAAGAATCCACCGCCTTTTCCATCGAGGACAGCCCCGGTGATTCCATCATCACCGAGTATTTCTCCGGCTGGGATATGGCGAAGAATTACCTCTTTCTGTCTCGCGGTGAGTACAGCGAGATGGCTTCCGTTAACATCCAGAACAGCGGCTTTTTTGAGCAGCTCACCGAGTGGGTCATGCAGCAGGATGCCCGCCATAACCTGCCCGACCTCTCGGCCTGTGGCGGGAATAAAACCCCCACCGGCATTGCCGTGACGAACAGCGGCTACATCGTCACAAACAGCGCTGGCAGCTGTAAGATGCAGCTGCAAATGCGCCTGACCTACTACATGCCCAAATGAAAGGAGTTTTGATATGACTGTATCTGAAGCCATTACCAAGTCCGGCATCACGCCCAGCGCGTCGTATACCGGCATTGAGACGGCGAACGATTTTGTGCTGGCGTTCCAGATCGATAGCACCCAGACCAAGGAAAGCCAGTGGGTGGTTTGCGCCGACCATGTGAAGGAGCATTCCGGCTCCCTGAACGCCACCACCGAGGATTCCCAGTACATCCGCACCGGCAACGTCACCGAAAAGACCGGCACCCAGCGCACCCTTGCCATCAACGGCGACCGCTGCGTGGGCGATACTTTTCAGGATTTTGTGCTGAGCCACAAGATCGTGTACGGTACCGGCAGCGATATCATCGTGCCGTACATCTATTTCAGCCTGCGCACCGGCAAGGGCGAAAAGGGCCGCGCTGCCATCATCGTCACCAGCGACGTAGGCGGTGCAGCCGGTTCCAAGGCCACCTTTGCCTGCGATGTGAAGGCCATCGGCACGCCGGACGAGTTTGACTACAGCCCCGCCACCCAGTCCGCTGAGCCTGCCAAGGCCGTCAAGGGCTGATTTTTTTCAAACACAGTCCCCGCTCCACACCGGAACGGGGATTTTTTATGCCGTGAACAAAGCTTATTCCTCCGGGGCAGAACCGGGGCACGGCCCAAGAAAGGAGCCAGAACATGGTTATTTGTGGACAGGAATTTGAATTTTCGGCGCTGAATGCCAACGACCTCGACCGTATGGACGCGGCACAGCAGCACATGCAGGCGGCTTCTGACCACGAGAGCAAGCGCTCGCATACGGGCACCGCCGACATCCTGCGCGGCCAGTGCCGCCTTATGATGGGCTACTTCGACGAGCTGCTGGGCGAGGGTGCATCTAAACGTCTGGGTCTTGACGGAAACAACTTTGGTGCCTGTGTCCGTGTGACGAACGCCATCAAGGAAGCCATCGCCGCAGAACAGGCCACCGTAAAGCAGGCGGCTGCGGTGCCCATGAACCGTGAGCAGCGCCGTGCAGCAGCAAAGCAGAAAAAGACCGTCCCCTACAAGGTCATTTCTACGCCCAAGACTACAACCGAGGACACCTTCATCCGTGGTCAGACTGAGGTCTCTTACGGCGGCGAACCCGACGTGGTGGTTCCCGCTCTGACCGACGAGCAGAAAACCGAGCAGCTGATCGATGCCCGGCAGGCCGTAGACGCTCTGCGGGACGATCCTGATGCCATGCAGCAGCTGGCGGCATACGCACTGCAGATCGCCGCAGAGCGCCATGTCTGATCTGCTGCTGGACGAGTTGCCCACCCGGTGGCACGGACACGAGATCGTCCCGGATTTCCGGCCCATGGTCTGGCTGGTCAACTCCTATGTGCGCGGCCAGACAGGAGATGATCCCATCGGTTTTGCGGTCAGCGCCCTCTGGCGTTTTTACAAAGACCCACACTGTTTTCTGAACGACCCTCAGAAGATCATCGATGCCTACGGGTACATGATCGAGTTTTATAAGGCGGGCGAAAAAGCAGCCGAAAGCGCCGCAGCTGAAAGCAGTACCGCGCCCTCTTCCGGTCTTGCCTTCGACTACCAGTGTGATGCCGGTTACATCGTGGCGGCGTTCCAGCAGGCCTACGGCATCGACCTGACCCGCGAAAAGGTGCACTGGTTCCGGTTCCGGGCGCTGTTCGCCGCCCTGCCGGAGGAGACCCTCATGGCAAAGATCATGAGCTGGCGCACCATGGACCTGTCCGAGTACGAGGGCAGTATGCGCGACCGCTACGCCGACCTGCAGGAGCGCTTTGCCCTGCCTGCTGAGCTGAGAGGGGGTGCCGCCCGTGTCGTTTCGGTCGAAGAGCACGATGCCGCGTTCCTTGCGCGGTTCCGGCACTAGCCGCGCCCCGGTGCCCTGCCCATACTGCGGGCGGGCGCTGCCGGTGTGGGCAGAAAATGCCGCATCCGCCCATGGCCTGTGGGTAAAATGCAAAAATCCCGCCTGTAAGCGGGAGGTAGAGATCAAGTTATAACAGCCTGTGCCCTTGTGCCCGCGCTCTTTTGGAATGGAGAGAGGTGGACACAGTGGCATTTGATTTTGACGTTACCGGCAACACCAAACTGGATACCAGCGGTTTTACCAATGGCATTTCCAGCATGACGGTGGCTGCTGGTAATCTGATCGCTGACTTTGTAAAATCGGCCAGCAGCAAAATGGCCGAGCTGGTGACTTCCTCGGTCGATATTGGTTCATCGTTCGAGACAGCCCTTGCCAAGGTCAGCACCATCGCCGACACGAGCAAGGTCTCTGTGGGCGATCTGAACAAGCAGATCCTTGATACATCCGGCAGCATGGGCGTTGCCGCTGCAGACATTGCCGAAGCAGCCTATCAGGCCATCAGTGCCGGACAGGATACGGCAAACGCCGTAGCTTTTGCCGGACAGGCTTCCAAGCTGGCTGCCGCCGGCTTCACTTCCAGCAGTTCGGCGGTCGATATCCTGACCACCGCGCTGAATGCCTATGGCCTGAGTGCAGATCAGGCCATCCATGTATCGGATGTGCTGCTGACCACCCAGAATCTGGGCAAAACCAGCGTGGATGAGCTTTCGTCCAGCATGGGCAAGGTCATTCCTCTGGCTGCAGCGTATGGCGTGACCGTCGAAAATCTGTCCAGTGGTCTGGCCGTCATGACCGCAAATGGTATTGCCACGGCAGAAGCCACCACCTACACCAAGTCCATGCTCAACGAACTTGGCGATGCCGGTTCTACTGTCGGCAAAATTTTGCAGAAACAGACCGGAAAGAGCTTTGCCCAGCTGAACGCCGAGGGCAAGAGCCTAGGCGATGTTCTCCAGATTTTGTATCAGAGTGTCGGCGGCAGCAGCACTGCCTTTGCAGGTCTGTGGTCGAGTGTGGAAGCAGGCACCGGTGCATTGTCGCTGGCATCCGGCGGCGCTGAACATTTCAACGATGTGCTCAGCCAGATGCAGAACAGCGCAGGCGCTACCGAGACCGCCTACGAGACCATGACCGACACCTTTCAGCACAAGGTGGAGACCATGCAGACGGCTGCCCAGAACTTCGGCATCACCCTGTATGACTCGCTGGAATCCTCTCTGAGCGATGCCACTCAGTGGGGCACAGACTGTCTCACCCAGCTGACCACCGCCCTGTCTGAGGGCGGGCCGGAAGCCATGCTGGCCGCTGCCGGAGAGATCATCTCCGATCTGGCGGCAGGCATTGCCGAGCAACTGCCCGGCCTGATGCAGACCGGCGTGGACATCATTACTCAGCTGACCCAAAGCCTGACTGATGCCATGCCCGCAATGCTGGACACCGCAGGCGAAGTGCTAGGCACTCTGGCGCAGGGCATCATCGACAACCTGCCGGAGCTGATCGTCTGCGCAGCACGCATTATCTCCGAGCTGGCGGATTACCTCGGCGACCACGCTGACGACATCATGGATAAGGGTGTCCAATTCGTTGAGAGTATTATCACCGGCATCACCGCAGCACTGCCCCAGCTCATCACGTCGGCGGCTGGCTTGATCGCCAAATGGGCAGCTGCCCTGATCGCCCACCTGCCGGACATCCTCAAATGCGGTGCAGCTATGCTGACCACGCTGGTGGACGGTATCATCCGCAGCATCGAAAATCTGGCCGAAGCAGCCCTCGCCTGCATCGCAAAGCTGGTGGGTGTCTGGGACGGAAACATGGACGAGTTCGGCCATATTGGTGAGGACATCGTTCAGGGCATCATCAACGGCATTGCAGGCATGTGGGGCAAGCTCACCTCGTGGGTGTCCGGCCTGATCGCCAACCTCGTTGGAACGGCCAGCAATGCCGCCACCACCGGTGTCGCGTCCGGCGCTGCTTCTGCGGTGGCATCAGCCTACAACGGCAAAGGAATGAACCGTGACCAGCGGCATCAGGACGCACTTGCAGGCAAGGGCATCAGCAACAAGAGCTGGACTGAGCGCCAGAACGAAGCAAAGGCCGCAGCGGCCGAAAGCCAGAAAGCCGCATCCACCATCTCCCAGTCCGCAGGCAAAGCCGCATCTGCCGTCAGCACCTCCGGCAAAAAGGCCAGCGCCAGCACCAAAGCCGTCACTGCGTCCGTAGTCAAGTCCATCTCGGACACCACGACCGAAATCGACGGCAAGATCACCCGCACCACCGAAAACATCACCGAAACGCTCTCCAACGGCAAGACCCAGCAAAAGCAGGTCATCACCGAGACTTCCCGGCAGATGGTGGGTGGTGTGCTGAAGGACGTTAAGACCATCACAGAGGTGGCTGCGGACGGCACCAAGACCGTCAAGCAGACCATGGAGACGGTGCGGGAGACCGCCAAGACGGTCACCTCCACCTTCGAGACGCTGGCAGACGGGGTCAAGACCACCACCCAGACCGTCACCGAGACCCTGACCGACGGCACCGAGACCCAGAAGCAGGTCATCACCGAGGTCTACGACGACGTGGTGGACGGTGCCCTCGTGACCATCGAGCGGGTCAAGACCATCGCCGCAGACGGCACCGTGCAGGTGGCTGAGACCACCAAGAAATCCGCTGCGGACACCTTCGACGGCCTGTGGAAGGAGCTGCAGACCGAAGCAGACAGCGGCATTCTTGGCACCTTCGATGACCTGTACACCGCCGTCAAGAATCAGGACTGGCTGGGCATCGGCAAGTGGGTGGCGAGCACCATCTACGGCGGTCTGACTGCCGACCAGAAAAAGCAGGTCAATGATTTTGCCCTTGGCATCGTGACTAAGCTCAACAAAGCGCTGGGCGGTGCCCGCGATCAGCTGGTGCAGGGTGCCATTGATCTGGGCGGGCAGATCGTGAACGGCCTGACCGGCGGCTTTTCTGAGGTCTGGCAGCAGGCGCAGGGCCTCGGCTCCACCCTGATAGAGATCTTCGGCGGGCTGAAAACACCGCTGAGCAATGCGGCCCTTGCCATCAGTCAGGGCATGAAAGGCGGCCTGATCTCTGCATTCCCGGAGATCCTTGCGTCTTTGGGCAGTCTGATCGGGTCTATCGGCGGCGCGTTCGTAGCGATGCTGGATGCCATCGCTGCGGCGCTGTTCCCTACTGGCTTTGGCACTCCGCAGGCCCTGCTGATGATCGCAGCGGGCGTAGCCCTTGCTGCCGTCATCGCGGGCATCGTCGCCTCGATCGGCGGCTCTTTCAGTAAGAAAGGTTCGTCCGGCGGCGGTTCGTCCGGCTCCGGCGGCATGGGCAGCGTGGATATCACCACCGGCACCGGCAGTCTGGAAGATGCCATCAACGCCAACACCAAGGCGCTGGAAAAGACAAACTCTGCCCTTGCCGATATGATCCGGCAGGCGGGGGCGCTGGTGCTTTCCGACAACATGCGCCTCGGCAGCACCGTGGCCGCTTCCGGCACCGCACAGGTGGTGTCCGCTGCCAACAGCTACCACCGGGAGGGCGACACCAACATCACCCAGAACTTCTACAACGGCCACGACACCGCAGCCGCACAGCAGCGGGAAGCCCGCTGGGAAGCTGACAAGGCCAAGGCCCGCAAACGATGAAAGGAGGACACTGTGTTCTTTAAAGATCATCTCAAGATCGTGACAGATGCCGGTGCCGTCCTGCATCTGGGCTGGGACTACGACGCTCCCTACTTTCTCGACCCGCTGAACGGGGTGGATGTGGACCTGCAGACCGCGCAGGGCATCAATCAGATCGGGGCAACCGTGGAGGGGCAGAGCGTCTCCGGCGTGTCCCGCACCCTCGATGTGGTGTTCTGGGGCGCGTATGCGCTGGACAATGCCCGGGCGTTCAGCAAAAAAATGCCCTACTTCACCAAGGGCACCCTGTACTTTGGCGACCACTACTTCACCCGCTTTGTGCTGCGGAAAACGCCCTACTTTTCCAGCTACACGCCGCAGCCGCGCTGTTCGCTCATGCTCTACAGCGAAAAGCCCTTCTGGTACGACCTCAACGCCGTCAGCAGCGTGCTGGGCGGGTACGAAAAGGCGTTCCGCTTTCCTGTCTGCTACGACAGCCACATCTACGGCATCAAACGGGACGGCACGGCGGCAGTGCTGCGCAACGAGGGCAGCCTGCCGGTGCCCTTCACGGCCACCCTGCGGTGCGACATGCCGGTGACACACCCCAAGGTGGTGGATCTGCAGACCGGGGCCTTCATCGGCTTTGACCTGACCCTGCAGCCGGACGAGACGCTGGAGATCTACCGCAGCACCTCTGACCGGCTGGCCTGCACCCTGACCCGGGCAGGCGTGACCGAGAACATCTTCTCCAAGCTGGACGAGGACAGCACCCTCACCGAGCTGCAGCCCGGCGATAACGTGCTCTCCATGCAGGCGGAGAACGGCTCTGGCTACCTGCAGGCATCCGTGAGCTTTTACCCGATGGAGGCGGGCATCCTGCCCGAACCGCTATGAGAATAGACGTTTTGGACGCAGAGACCCTTGCCCGCGTGGGCTGGGTAAAAGTATGGCACTCCCTCTACTGGGACAGCCCCTATTACTCCGAGGGCAGTTTTACCCTTGAGGTGCGGCCCACCGCCGAGAATCTGCAGCTTTTGCAGGAAGGGCGCTGGCTGGTGCGCAGCGACGAGAACCCCCGCATCCCCATGCGCATCTGCTCCCGCACCAACCAGAACGAGGACTCGAATTTGGTCGTGAGCGGCTACCCGGCAACATGGCTGCTGACCAAGCGGGTGTCTGCGGTGAGCATCAAGAACCAGAACGCCGAAGCCGCCATGCGCAGCCTTGTGAGTGCCGCAAAGCCGTGGCCCCGCCTTGAGCTGGGCACCGAGTACGGCTTTGACACCACCTTTGAAAAGCAGACCTCCGGCGGCAGTATTTTCGACTACTGCCAGACCATCGGGCAGGCCTGTGATCTGGGGTTCCGCATCGTGCTGGACGGCAAGGGCAGCAAGAAAAAGCTGCTCTTCGAGTGTTTCCGCCCCACCTTCGACCCGAACCGCAGATACAGCCCCCAGTGGGGCAATCTGCTGAATGCCGGGTGGAGCTTTGCCGACACCGACTACGCCAACGTGGCCCTTGTGCAGGGCGCTGGCGAAGGTGACGAGCGTGCCACCGTCTGGGTGGGCGATGTGAACGCCACCGGCGCTGATCGGCGGGAAATGTACATCGATGCTCGGGACGTGCATCCGGATGAGGACAAAAACGAGACCAACACCAGCCAGAGCTATCTGGAAAAGCTGGCCGACCGGGGCGGCGAAAAGCTGCTGGGCCAGCTGCGCACCGGCAGCATCGAGTTCGACGTGGACGATGATACCCTGCAGGTGGGCGACGTGCTGAGCGCCAGTCTGCCCCAGCTGGGCTACACTGCAATGGTGCGGGTAGCCGACATCATCACCCAGAGCGAGGACAGCGGCACCACCCGCACCATCCGGCTGGGCACGCCCACATGGCACAAGACCTGAAAGGAGGACTTTATGGCCGATATCATTACTTACCCCGAAAACGGCATCACCTACGATGCCGACGACGCTTCGGGTTACCTTGCCACCCGCCTGAGCGGCGTATACAGCGCCGAGGAGGATTTTGCCGTCACAGCACAGGGCGGCCTGAGCGTGCAGGTGAGCGCCGGTCAGGCTTGGGTGCGGGTGGTGCGGTTCAAGGGCCGCAGCATCATCATGAAGCAGCCCACCACCGTGGTGCTCACCGAAGCGGACCCTGTGCGCAGCCGCATTGACCGCATCGTGCTGCGCTACGATGCCGCCGCAAAAAAGACCCGCCTGCAGGTGCTGGACGGCACGCCGGATTCCGCTTCCCCTGCTGCCCCGGCCATCACCCGCACCGAGCTGATCTACGACCTCTGCCTTGCCGAGATCAAGCGCCCTGCAGGCTCCACCGCCGTTACCGCCGCCGACATCTACGACACGCGCGCAGATGAGACCGTCTGCGGCGTGATGCGGGACGGTGTGCATGGCATCCCCACCGGTATTTTGGTGAAGCAGTTTCGAGCTGTCATTGACGCACTGAAAGGGGAAGCCGCCGATAAGCTTGGCTACTACCCCGTGGGCAGCATCTACCAGAGCACCGACCCCACCAGCCCTGCCGCCCTGTTTGGCGGCACATGGGAAGAGATCGCATCCGACCGCGTGCTGATGGGTG